TTCTACACTGTTCGCCTGGTCAATAATTTCCCACAGAAAGTTTTCAACACCATATTTTCTTATACTATCATACAAATGGGTTTTCTTGCCGTTGCGAGCATCAGCTTGGTGACTATACCAGCGCATCTTAGCATTGGACTGAATAGTTTGCCCTACATATATTTTACCATTAACGAGATTTTTAATTGTATAGATATACATCAGCGTCCTGGGGGTCTTGGGTTAGGTGGTAATCCGCCACCCTGGTCACCGTTGTCGGGTTGAATTTCTAAAATCTTACTAAGACTTTGACGACTAGGAATGTTACCAATATCCGTAGTAGGCACAGTATATGTATTATTAACAAAACTGGCTCGTTGTGTAAGAGCCTCCGCAGCATAGTCAAGATCAGTACGAACATTGTCACTGATGGCCAACCAAGCTCGTCCGTTATAACGGAACAAGCGGTTAGGGTAGTAGTCTAGGCGTAGACAATAATCGCCGTTGGCTGGGTGTGGAGGAAATTGTACACCTGGTGTAACTGGCAGGCCGTTAGGCGCATGTGTGTCGCCAGTTAGGTAACCGCGGACATACCCAAATCCGTCTGGAGTGACCTCTAGACCTGGTTGATCACCAGCACTAGTTGGGCCGTCGGTAGTAGTTGTAAGACCCCCCGATCCAGGTTGACCATTTTGAGTTGGCAGAATATAAAATTTTACATTATCGTAACCCGATAACGGAACTTCTTCATAGGCCTGTGCCAAGATAGCATCATTAATTGCCAAATCTTTTGGCCTGGTTGTTTGTTTGTCACCTACTGTGTTGGGTGTAGTTGCGGTCCAATATGGTAAACCAGTGCCAGGGTTTACCGCATCAATTGGTGTGCCAGCCGGTACATTGCCCGTGGCTGTATAATAAGTGCCACCATTGTTAACAATTTCGTTTGATGGATAAAAATTGCCCGGATCCCAAATATTCTCTGGCATAAACGGTTGATTCATTATTTGGCTATACTCTTGAGCATTGACCAATGGAGTAGCTTTGACACGCCATAGGTGTGGTAGCCAGGTAACACTGAACCCTTCTGATGCAAAGTTGCCATCTTGAATTACATAATATCTAGGCAAACTTTTAACCAAGGTAGTATCAAGTGGATTATAATCTCTTAGGTTAGGAATCTCAATAACATCACCGACCATGAGCTTGCGGCCAAAAGTATCAATCATGTCATTATAGTGGAAGGTAATGTACAACGTATCACCATTTAAAAATAGGCCAAATTGTGTTAGATCAAAATCTATGTCTTGTGTGCGATATACTCCACGCATGACAAACACGTCAGGATCATATACACGGTCACGGTTTTCCAACAGCAACAGGTCTTCAATAAACAAGGGATTTGTTGTGGCATAATTTGGAATGGTAGCATCGTTGTTGCCGTTGTCTGTGCCTGCGCCCTGGGGTCCGAGGTATTTGTGAACATAAATGTCAAGGCCGCCAACAGTGTACATTTCACTAATAGTGCGGTCTAAAAATTGGTAATCGCTAGATCTGTTAGGACGGTATAGGCTAAGGCGTGGCATAGTAGTGTATTTAGCGGTTAGATTGACTATGAATTCAAAAGCTCGTATAATTACAAAATGGACGAACTATTTCAACGCTTGGATTCTGCAGAAAAACACATTGCTACGGTCAAAAACAAAGTGGCCCGCAGAGATCTGCTCAAAATGATAAAAGGTGTAGATCAAGCTATTGTGGCCGCAGATATGGAAAGTGTAGAATGCCGTAGGATGCATAAAGAAACTCTACGCTATCGTGAATTAGTACAAAAAATTGACAACCTATTAACTAATTTGGAACAACATATAACCTTGGCAAGCCTACTTGGTTGACCTTACACAAACTTTCCTATACAATAAAGACTATGGCAAAATCAAACGAAATCAAAAGACTAAACCCCAAGGGTGCTGAAACCAAATATGTAGGGCACGAGCCCGAGTGGAAATTCCAACCCACAGAAGAAAATCGTCTCAGCAGTTTGGCTAATGCATTCCAATGGTACAACTATCACTATGGCAAAAAAGATGCTAAAGAAATGCTGTGCCATTATTTAGAACATAATGGGCGCAAGGTTGATGCTAAAACAATGCGTGGCATTCCTGACAGCCAAATTCGTGTGACCCCAGCTTGGGTATGTCGTATGACTCTAATTGGACTGGTACTTAACGAACACGAACAGAGTATTGTCGATGAGCAAATTAGTCAAATGCTTCGAGTTAAACAAGAAAAGAAACGCGAACAGTCTGAAGTTGATGCTGATACCGCAGTAGCTAAACTTACAATCCAAGATCATCTGCGTGAAAAAATCTCTGAGTGTTGCGGCGAGCTTGAAGGTATGTTTGATGACTTTATTGTTGCTGGTGCTAAAATGTCAGCAGACTTTAAACCAATTGCCTTGATGCGTGGTATGAACATAAGTCCCAACATGGTCGGCACTGTTAGTCGTGTGTGGGAATTACGTCTAGCAGAATTTAATGAAGTCCTAGAAGGTACCGACGCTGACCTAGTCGAAGGTTACAGCCACCTTACACGATTACAATTAAAAAACTGTGTCAAGTTTTGTGAAACAGTAATCAACGACTGCGGCAGTTATGTTCAACTGAAAAAAGTAGAACGCAAACCTCGTGCCAAGAAAGCTGTGAGTCCAGAAAAACTCACACGCAAGTTTAAGTTCCTTAGAGAGTTTGATGAGCTCAAACTTAAATCAGAGCCAGTAACAAAGTTAGTTGGTGCTAGCGAAGCATTCCTTTTTGACTCTGCCAAACGCAAGTTAGTCTATGTTGTGGCCGACAGTCACATTGGAACCTTTACAGTTAAGGGTAGTGCAATTGTGGGATTTGACTCCTTGCAAACCGTTTCTAAAACTTTAAGAAAACCTCAAGAACAGTTAAAGCTCTTGTTGGCTGGAGGTAAACCAGCGGCACGAAAAGTATTTAAAGAAATCAAGGCTACGGAAACCAAGTTTAACGGGCGTGGCAACGATAACCTAATCATACTTTGGGCTTGGTAATGTACTAAATACAGGGAACACGGAGTCCCTAATGGCATTAGAAAATCAAACTACCACAGAAACACTAAAACAAGAACTGATTGATTATGTGCGCTTGCAACTGGGCGCACAGATCATTGACCTTGAGCTGGATGCTGAACACTACGAAGCAGCCTATCAACGTACCCTGGGTGTTTATCGTCAGCGAGCACAAAATGCCTACGAAGAAAGTTATAGTTTTTTAGAGCTGGTTACCAATGTCAACATCTATGACTTGCCACAGGAAGTTATAACTGTTAGACAAATTTTCCGTAGAACCTTTGGCGATTCAACAGGCCCATTTGCATCAAACTTTGATCCATTTAGCCAAGCGTCAATGAACGTTTATCTAATGAACTTTAACGTAGCCGGCGGTCTTGCTACCTATGACTTTTACAGCCAATATGTAGAACTTGCTGGACGTATGTTTGGCGCTTACATGAACTATACTTGGAATCCTGTGACTAAAAAGCTACAACTGATCCGCGATCCAAAAGGTACAGGCGAAAGTGTTTTGTTATGGACTTATAATCTTAAACCAGAATTCAACCTACTCAGCGATTATCAAATTCGGCAATGGTTCCGCGATTATATGACAGCCAACTGCAAAATGATCATTGGTGAAGCACGTGAGAAATTTGGACAAATTGCCGGCCCACAGGGTGGCGGCACTCTAAATGGTGCAGCAATGAAAGGCGAAGCCCAGGTTGCTATGGACAAGTGCCTGGAAGATTTGAAGAACTATGTGGATGGCAGTGCTCCCTTAACTTGGGTCATAGGATAATTGGGTAAGAATAAAATAACATAAATAGTAGGGTAGTGATAAATAGTAGTATGAAAAACATACTGCTAAACATTATTCAAACAGACACCTCTGCTAATAAATCAGCCACACGATATCTATATAAAACACATCCAGATCTTTGGCAACAGGTTTTAGAAAAAACATCATTCCTACCAGACACAGCACTAGCTAAACAACGGATTTGGCACATAGTAAATGATGTTTATGAAATACCACTTTGTCCTGTAGAAAATATTCCAGTCAAGTGGTGGGAAAACAGATACCTTACAACTTCAAGTAGAACTGCAAAACAAAAGTATAAGTGGAGCAAAGGCGATTACGCAAATGCCCATACAGAACAAGCAAATAAACAACGGCAAGACGGTAATAAAAAAGCAGTAGAGCGTGGCCGCAAATATAGAAATCTTGAAACATACACAGACGTAGATAGAGAAAAATCTAAACAAACTTGTTTAGAAAAATATGGTGTAGATAATCCAAGTAAAACAAAAGAAGTTAAAGAAAAAATATACCAACGAGCAGTGGAGCGTGGATGTACACCCAGAGAAGATAGATCCCTACGCCGCTTGTATTATGATGCAGTATGGAAAATTACCGAACTAAGCTGGCAGAATCATTTTGATGCAATAAACCCAGACCGTTTAAATCGCACCTATAACGCACTGGATCATATCTACAGCATACAACAAGGATTCCGCGATGCAATACCACCCTACATCATTGGACATTGGACCAATCTTAGAGTTATTAGTCTGAGTGAAAACGGTATCAAAGGCATGCGTTGCAATAAGACCAAACAAGAGCTTTTTGAAGACGTTGAGCTTGCAAAGTAATCGAATTCCTGCTATAATCATAGTATGGACCTAATGATCGACTTGGAAGGCCTGGGAACAGGACCCGATACAACTATTTTAACTATTGCCGCACAGGCATTTGATCCTTTTGGCTCAGGTTATTACGATCAACAATATTATGCCCGCATTACCTTAGAAAGTCAACCCAACCGTAGTATACAACAGGGTACTATTGACTGGTGGGCGACTCAACCAGCGGCTGCTCGCGACGAAGCATTCATGGAAGAAGGTCGTATAGATTTGGACCAATCCTTGGACAGTCTTGGCAAATTAATTTGGCATGCTAAACGAATCTGGGCACAAGGACCAACATATGACATGAATATTTTAGAGCATGCCTATAAAAGTTATGATAAACCTATTCCTTGGCAGTTTTATGCAGTCCGTGACAGTCGCACTGTGTTTAGTTTGTGGCCAGAACTGCCTAAACCAGCAACTAGCCACCATGCACTAGAAGACTGTCGGAGACAAATTGATATGTTGCAGGCTACTCTCAAACATTTAAACGTAAAAGAAATCAGATGATCATAGGCATCGCCGGCTTCCAAGGCTCGGGCAAAGACACCATTGCAGACTACTTGCAAAACATCTACGGATTTAAACGTGATAGCTTTGCCGCTACACTTAAAGATGCTGTAGCTGCAGTATTTGGTTGGGACCGAGAGTTATTGGAAGGGCGTACAACAGAAAGTCGCGCCTGGCGCGAACAAGTAGATCCTTGGTGGGCCAACCGTTTGAATATGCCTGACCTAACGCCACGACTAGTACTACAAAAATGGGGAACAGAAGTGGCCCGCAAAAGCTGGCATGACGATACCTGGATTGCTAGTCTTGAAAACAAATTATCTAAAGCACACAATGATATTG